CTCGGTAATCTCTTTATCCCAATTTTTAGTAAAGCCAAGAAAGTGATCAAGCACGACCGCGGTCTGGTAACTAATTTTCCTTTGAATAAGTAAACGTAAGACTCTTGGATGCTGTCCATTAGGAGGAATAAACCCATCATTAAAAGAAAGACCACGAGAGCTAAAGTCACTAGAAATAACTCCACACTCTTGTTTAAAATGGTAAGCAAAGGATTCTTTCCGTTTTTTATAATCCAAGTAAACCCCTCTACCATCATTTGCCAACAGATTACCAATCCATCTCTTGCTATCTGCAAGAAAGTTAGCAACAAAGAAATCAAGTATATCATCTTGTCCATATTTTGTACTCAGTTTGTGAAAGAAATACCTATCTTTTCGTTTTGTAAATGTGTCAAGTTTCGCATTGACTTTACCGTCATACTTATAATAGTCATATGTATCAGATGCAAAATGTAGTTTGACTGCCAAATAAGTTTTATAAACATCAAAGCCTCCGTACATTCTTAACCATTTTTTGTATTCATCATTATGTTACCAGAAATAGATATTCTGTAATCATCACTATTATAAAAAGGATACACACAATGCATTAGTGGTGACGGAAACATCACAATATAACCCTCTTTACTTTTATCTACTCTCAAAGGTGTTGTTAAAATAGGTCCTGAAACCGATGGTGATAGAAAATTAAAATAACCAGAAAACTCATCATTAGGATCTGTCTCTGTAGATTTAATCCAAATAGAATAACTATAAACACCATCATGTGTGTGGTTAGGTATATATTCATGTTTTCTTTGATAATTTATCCATGGAACCTGATGTGTTAAAGGTACAGCCTTATTTGTCATTTTTAAAGAAGGAAAGTAATTTATTTCTTTCTCTGCTCTAATCATTAATTTGTTTAGATAATCATATAATTTTACATTATTAACTTTTAAGCTATAATGTTTAGGCACACCTTTATTTGAAAGACCAGTTTTTCTTTTTTCATTTTTATTTGGATTACCAAATTGGTAATACTCCACAACGAGGTATTTTCAACATTCTTAAATTAGTTGCTTCTACCTGTATCTTTTCTTTTAGTGATTTGGATATTAATGATGATACTTGACTTGTATCTAATCCATTCTCATCACAATACCACACAATAGCATCCATGTGTGAAATCTTTTTTTCTTTTACAATACCCTCTATCTTTAAACTAAATTCTTTACTATTCATTATATATCTGTTCTTATAATATGTTTTCGTAAAGCTCTTACAAGCCTTTCCATATTATCTATAATGTCTATTAAAGATTTGTCTGTGATGAAGTGTTGTTTTTCTTTTAACTTATCGTATTCTTTTAATGAAATTTGAACCATCGGACTAGGTGCCGTAGCCTCATTTTCCATACTTGCGTCTAACGCTCTTTGTTTTTCGTCACTATCTGTCATTATATCCTCCTATAATATATGTGGGCGCTTTGACGCTAGCCTCGGCGCCCTTTGTCGACTCTTATAATATACCACATTCTAACGCTTTTGTCAAGTGTCAGTCCCTGGTAATAAAGTAGTATTCATCTGCATATCAAATGTATGGAATATCATACATTTAAATGGGTCATTAGG